TGTGGTCACATGCCACTTCCACCATATATAGATAGAGAAGAGATAGAAGATGCCCAAAGAACAATACCAAAGAATGTATTCCAACAGGAGTACCTAGCAAAGTTCATAGACTCAGGTGGAGAAGTATTTACAGATATAGACAATAATACATTCGATAGATACCCAAACCCACAAGGAAAGATCTATTGCGGAGTCGACCTAGGAAAACAAGAAGATTATACAGTAGCAACCTTCATGAACCAAGATGGAGAAGTAATCGATATCTATAGAGACAACAAAAAGGAATGGACAACAATGACAGCCAATATCTTAAAGCTAGTAAAGAAATACAGAGCAACAGTAATGGTAGAAGTAAACTCTATAGGAGATGTAATCTATGAGCAACTAAAAAAACAATGGGCAGATACCCATCCATTTGTTACAAGCTCTAAGTCTAAGAATGAAATCATCGAAGGTCTAATCCTAGACATGAATGAACTGACAGTAAAGATACCATCTAAAGGCCTGTTTCCCGCTCTGTATAGTGAACTATCAGTGTTTACCTACGAGTATAATCCAAAGACCCGAAACATCCGGTATGGCCATCCAGCAGGATTACATGACGATACAGTTATCTCATTAGCAATTGTTAACTATAATCGCAAGCAAAACAAAACCTATGGCCAATACACAGTAATGGGTCGCCGCTAAGACTCACACTATTTCAAACTCTAAACAAACTATATTTACTAGTATATGATTAAGATCACAGTAGACGATAAGGATTATAAGTTACCCGAAAGGTTAACAGTAGACCAATGGATGTTAGCTGCAAAGTATCAACCAACAAAGGCAAACTACTCTAAGATAATAGCAAGTGTTATAGGCTTAGATTGGAGAGACCTAAAGGGTCAGAGTGACGATCTATTAGAAGTCCTAATGGGTATGGTCCAACCTCTGATATGGACTCGCAGAACATGCAAGGTAAAAGACTGGAACCATCTTAACTTTGGCCAATGGGTAGATTTAGATTGTTGGATTACTAGAGGACCTCAACACCACCTAAAAGAAATGATACCTATCCTAGGAGAGACACAGTGGGCAGATGAAGCCTTATATAGGTTAGAGTCCTTTAACGATTACAGAACATGGATCTATAGACAGTATGCCGAACTATTCGGTTTAAACATAGACCCTGAAGATAATCAGATAGTGTCTGATGATAATGGACCTAAAGACCCAATGGATATAGTAAATGGATGGTATCAAATCATCTGTGGTCTTGCAAGTGAAAACCTATTGTGGATAGATAGAGTAACCGAACAACCTCTATTAGCTACTCTAAACTTCATGGCTTACCAGAAACAAAAGCAAGTTGCAGAGAACTTCAACAAATTAAAACAGAAAAGAGAGTATGAATTACAAAGACGTAGTAGATAGAATAAGACAAGTAGTCTTCGACCACAAGATGCTGGTAGACTTTGGTTACGGCCAACTATCTGATATTAAAACAAGAGCACAAGGCGATGGCTTAGACGGTGACACCAACGATGCAGACTACCCTTACTGTTTCTTAAACCCACAGCCACATGTTAGAACAGAGACTCAAATAACCTATAACTTTAACATGATCCTAATGGACATGGCTAGAGAAGAGGAAGGCGATGACTATCAAAACTTCTTAGCAATCCAATCAGATTGTATACAGTATATAGATGACATAGTAGCAAGGCTTTACTATCACTATAAGGACCAACCAGAAGTTCAATTCAATTACAGTTACAATCCATTCTATGAAAGGTTCCAAGATCAATTAGCTGGTGCAACCGCCAACCTAAGTATTATAGTACCTACAAATATCAATGACTGTATAACACCCTTTGCAGATTACGAGTTAGTACATACAAAACAATACGGAGAAGAAGGTAGCAGTGCTACATTTAACTATAATCAAGCCGGCTTTGGTAGTGGATATAATGCAACACAAGGTCAATATAGAATAGATTGGAGACTTACAGACATTACTAATAACGAGGTACTTGCTCCAATTCCAGCGACAGTAGGCTTAGCATATGCATTTAACGGCGTTGCCGCTGCACTAGGACCTCAACAGTCAATACCGCCATTTCCTGCAACATGGTCGAGATCTGGTACATATTCATTTACTGTGCCAGCAGGAGAGACCTTCACTAATCCTAGTTTCTTATTTGGATTGGTTGACGGCCCAATACAATTCACAGCATTAGGTTATAACAATCCTCTTGGTAGTGGAGTTCCATACTTAGTAGAAATGAAAATATACAAGAGACAATAATGGCATTTAATATAAGTAACTTTAATGGCTTTCAGGAGACTGCTGGTGAATTCGTTTCCGATATGGATAGAGAGCTAAGCACGTTAGCAACAAGGATCGTAGATGATATGAGACAACGAGCACCTGTAGATAGCGGAGACCTTAGAAACTCGATTAAAGTAAACTTAGATAGGTATCAAATAATATTTTCAATGTTAGCTTATGGTCCTTATCAAAACTACGGAGTAGAAGGTAACACACTAGGAGGACCTCAGAAGAATGTATTAGAAGATCCTGCTATAGGCAGAAAGCATAAGTTTGGCACACAGTTTAAGATGACTGGTGGTGACCTTCCTTATGGTGCAAGAACTAACATCTATAAGTATGGTATTAGTGCTCAACCCTTTTACTCAATAGAAGATATACAAGACCAAATGGTAGATATAATAGAAAACATATTCAATAATTAATTATGGCAGTTACAGCAACTCAAACACCTTATAGACCATTCGATATGGCTTACGGTGCAAATACTATTACACTAGATGGTATTACACCTTCACAACAAAAGTATGCCTTACAGATCACTGTAGTAGGCCAGACAAGTCCGATAGCAGATATTAGACAATCGCCTAATAGGTATGCAAAAGCTATCTTTGATATTCAAAATATCTTACAGACTCAAGTAGAACCTTCAAAGAATAATATAGATGGCTTACACTACTCTGCTGGTTTTGCCCAACAGAATACAAGAATGAGAATAGCTAATGGAGAATTAGTACAATATCAGATAGCATTTACTACAGAGACCAATGGTCAACTAGATGCACCCTTTACTGTAAGTCCTATAATCTATACAACACTTGGAGGACAAAAAGAATATTGGCAAGTTCCCTATGATGAAGGTGCAGAATACATACCTATCGTAGATGGTACGGTGGATGGCTGTACAGATATTAACTATCATGCTAGACCACTATCAGATAACACATGGACTATAGCAGACACAGAGACTAATGATAACTTACTTACAATTAATGGTGGTTACCCAAGTCCTGGCGGAATAGATGTACAGAATGTATATGAAGGAGATCAGTGTACTAAATCATTTTGGCAAACTATCTCAAGAGTAGCAGGACCCTATCCAGCTAATGCACTAGTACAAGGTATAGAAGGCTTTCATATCTTACAATGTAATGCTAGTGGTAACATCTTTAATACCAGCTTCTTAGCCAATACACAAGGTAGTGGAGGTGGACCTAACATAACCCTAGGACAAGGCTTAATCCCAACAGGTAACTTTAATACTATCACACTTGCAACAGGACCTGCTAACTTTCCACAAGGAACACTAAGCAGTGCAACTACGCATTACTATATAGTGCCAGTCTTATATACACCACTATCACCTACTAACTGTTCAACTGACGAGCAATCACAAGTACCTATTATGTCAGAAGCAGCATGGAGAATACAGAGGTATAATATCCTTCCTACACCATGTAATGACTATGATCATATTCAATTTGCTTGGATGAATTCAGAAGGATTCAGAGATCAATTTACCTTTACTAAAAGAAATGAAAAGAAAGTAGTTACTAAAAGGAATAACTTCCTTAAAGAAGCTGCAGACTATAACGATACTAGATATATCGTTAACGAGCAATCAAGAGGATTTACAACCTACTCGCAATCTATTAAAGAACAATGGACTGCTACATCAGGTTTCATGAATGATGAAGAAGCAAAGCTGCTAGAGTCTATGTTTAAATCACCTTCAGTTATGGTAAGATTCTCTGTTGGTGAATATGCAAACCAGTGGTTACCTATTAATCTTCTAAGTAGTTCATACACAGAAAAGACTATTAGAAAGGACAAACTATTCCAATACACTGTTAACTATAAGTTAGCCAATAACATTAAATCACAAAGAGGATAAGATATGATACAACTTAAGGTATACAAAGAAAAAGGAAACTCAGACACCGCACTTTTCTTAGATCTATATGAGACTCAGCCTATTAAGTTGACCTTATCTATAGAGGATATTACACAAGCAGATGCTACTTCGGTGTTCTCTAAGACATTCAAAGTTCCTGGTACTAGACACAATAACATCTTCTTTGAAAATGTATTTGAGGTAGACGGAATTAACTTTGATGTAACAAAGAAAAACTATGCAGAGATAATAGTAGATGGTGCGGAGTTTAGAGAAGGCCACATTAGAGTACAGAAGATCTTTAGAAATGATGACCTAGATAGAATAGACTATGAGTTACTTTTCCTAGGAGAGACAAGAGACTTTTCAAGTACAATTGCCGAGAAGACTCTATGTCAAATAACAATGACAGACTTTAACTGGGAAGGCTTACCACAGAATTATACTAATGCTGCAGACTTTACAGGACCCTTTACATATAATGATATAGTTAGTAGTTGGCAAGCTTTTCCTCAATCAGCAACACTAACCGCAGGTTATGCAGATGGAGATATTGTTATGCCACTTATAGATCATGGTAATACCTATGACGATAACGGTAATGTAGAACAAGGTCGTATTGCCTTAGGTGCAACTGGCACTGGTTCTTTTACACATCAAGTAAATGCACTATCTCAAACAAGAATGAAACCTATGTTTAGAGCTAAGAGAGTATGGGATCAAATCTTTGAAGATGCTGGTTATACTTATTCTTCTGAGTTCTTAAACTCTGATAGATTTCACCAAATGTACATCAGTGCCTTTGGTAATAATGAACAGATTGGTATGGAGATAGGCCAAGTAACTGGAACTAACTTTGAATCTAACAACCCTACTGCTGGTGAGAATGATGTTAACTCATTCATGTATAATGATAATGTTATTACAAATATATCAGGTGACTATGTAGTAGGCTCTTCTAATACAGGCTCACAAGGTAATGGCTCTTACTTTGTAACTTCAGTTGCTTCAACACAGAGTCAATACTATATAATGTCAGCTTCAGCACAAATGAATGCAGAAGTAGAAAATTCAAATGGACCTAATACTACTGTTGGAGCTTATTTAAGACTATGTACTGTTACAGCACCCGGTGGAGCCATTATAGATACACTAGCACTTGGTAACTTTGCAGGTAATGGAAGCACATCATCACTTACATGGGATAGTAGAAACTCTAACATCTCAGTTCCTGGTGGTTCTATCATTCAAGTATTCTGTGATGTTGATAGTAATTTCGTAGATTACTCATATGTTAATAATACTTATTGGGATTGTACCGCAGCACCTGGTGATTACTATGCACCTCTAGATTTAGACTGTGAACACAAACAAATAGACTATGTTAAGGATATCCTTACTATGTTTAGATTAGTAATGCAACCTGATAATAAGAGACCTAATAACTTCATCATTGAACCATGGCAAGATTTCATTGGTAGTGGTGTAACATATGATTGGTCTCATAAGCTAGTAGAAAATAAGGACATGGTATTAGAGCCTCTATTTAATACACAATCTGCTACTATAGAATTTACTAAACAAGAAGATGAGGATTACATTAATACATTCCATCAAGATAATAACAAACATGCCTATGGTTACTTGCAGTTTAATTCTACTAATGAGTTACTTAAAGGTACTCGTGATATAGAAGTAAAGGGAATTGCTCCAACACCTCTTGATCAAATAGAACATGGAGATGCTACTAACCCACAGGTTAACCCTAAGTTTGTATTACCTAGTATACATACACATGACGGTGATGACTTTCAGCATGTTCCTATTAAGCCTAAGACTAGAATCTTATTCTATAATGGAAGACAAACAATAGATGTTAATCAAGACAGATGGTACCTAAGAAACGATGTGGGCTCTGCAGTCTTACAAACTGATTGGCCTCTAGTTTCACCTTATGAGAATTGGCCAATAGAAACTGACTCACTAAATTTAAACTTCTCTAACGATACTAGATATTATATTACTCCTTCACCGGGAGCTGGTTACTTTGAACAGGGTTCAACTCTATTCGATGAATATTGGTCACGTTATATCTCATCACTATACAACAAGTTTAGTAGAAGACTAACCGCTAAGTTCATCTTAAATAATGTAGACTTACAAGATCTTACATTTGATGATGTTATCTTTGTTAATGGTAAATACTATAGACCTGAAAAGATTATCAATGCACAGGTAGGTGCTGAAACTGAAGTAACATGTCAATTGATTACTCTTAACGATCAAAGACCTATATGGTTAGACGAACCATTAGATGGATTCTCCGTAGTTGCCTTTAATAACGGATGTATAGGTGAAGAAGGTCAAATACAGATAACCACAAACGGTACACCAGCATTCACCTGGGAGCTTGAACAAAGTGGAGCAAGTGGTAACTATAATGCACCTGTTGGCCAACCAACTTATACATTTACTATTTCAGCGCCAGTTGGAGTTGATACACTTACAGTAACTGATGCTTTAGGAAGAACTGCAGTGGTGCAAGTAAGTGTGCCAGCAAGTACAGCGCTTCCAGTAACCTCAACCTTTACTTTTGTAAATGCTACAGATTGTGGAATAGATGGCTCACCGTGTAATGGTACTATAGATACAACACCAGCAGGTGGAGCAGGAGCACCTTATACAACTATATGGTCTGATGGAGTTACTAGTGAAGATAGAACAGGCCTTTGTCCTGGTACTTATAACTATTATGTAGAAGATGTTAATGGATGTCAATCTGATGTCTATACAGTTACAATAATATGTAGTGAAGTCTTATATAAGTATGAGCTTAGAGAACACTTAAACAATTGTACTCAATTAAGTTCAGCACAATACTTTGCAACTTCAACCGCACAATTACCAATTCAACAAACTGTTACACTTAACGAATTACAAGGATGTTTTCAAATTATTGCTATAGAACCTCAAGACACAGCTCCATATACAATAGATGCACTTGCTGTAAGTTGTGCCGAATGTAATGGTGGTGGAACTCCATTAAGTTATGAAGTAGCAGAATGTGGCAATCCAACTAATATTCATTATGCAAGTCTAAGTGGAACACCACTTCAACCTGGTTTAGTAGTAGAATTAAGTAATGATCAAGGATGTTATGAAGTAATAGGTGATTCAACCAATGCACCTGATAATGATGTTCAACAAATATACAAACAATGTGCTGACTGTCAACAGACACCTTTAGAATACTATTATAAGTTCTTAAGTTGTGATGGTCTATTTGATGGTGCAATAAGAAGCTTTACTCCTTTAAATCTAGGAGACTTCATAGATGTTTCAACAGGACCTGGATGTGGTTCTGTATATGGAATTGCTACAGACTATCAACACACATGGACAAATACAAATATATTTGATGATTGTAATTCATGTAATGGTATAATACAACCACTAGAGTTATGTCACACAATTGAAAACACAACAGCAGCTAGTGCAACAGGAACCTACTTCTATAATGGTTTAGGATATAGTTACCTTGTTGGTGCCGGAGATACCAGAGCGATATGTGCTACTAGTGGAACAGTAACAAATGATCCAGGTGTAATAGTTACAGAAACAGCAAAAGTATGTACTCAACAGACAAAATGTAAAATACCATTTGAACCGAATCTATGTACAAGGTATATAGTTAGTAATGATGGTGGCAATGATCCTGGAAGTTACTCATATACTGATTGTAACGGTGGTTCAAACGGTGGACTGCTACCACTTGGTCAACAAGTCACATTTTGTTCTTCAGTAATGCCTACGGTATCAAGCGGTTTAACAATAACATTAGGCATTGAAGATTGCCCATAACCATTTCAATAATAACAGTAATTATATTTAAGAGTATATGGCAGATAAGAATGTAAAGATTACCATTGAGGTAGACGGAGTAACGCAAGTAGTTGACAACTTAGATGATGCAACGAAAGCGATGGACAAACTTGGTAAAGAAACCAAGAAAGCCGGAGAAAGTGCAACTATCTTTGATGGTATGAAAAAGAAGTTCGCAGACTTTAAAGATGGAGTAGGTAAAGTATCTAATTCTTTTAAAGGTTTGAAAGGAGCTATTATGGCCACAGGGCTAGGAGCCTTAGTAGTTATACTAGGTTCTATAATCTCATACTTTAAGAATACAGAAGAAGGAAGTCGTAAGCTAGCAATAGCTATGGAAGCCTTTGGTATTATAATGGGTAAGATACAAGATGCTGCCGCTAAATTAGGAGAGATGTTAGTCTGGGTATTCACAAACCCTAAAGAAGCTCTAATGAACTTTGTCAACCTGATTAAAGAAAATATAATCAACAGGTTTGAAGGTCTCTTAGAACTCCTCCCTGCACTTGGTAATGCTATCAATCAACTATTTAAAGGTAACTTTAGCGCAGCTGGAAAGATTGCAGCAGATGCTATGGGTAAAGTAGTGTTAGGTGTAGAAGATATTACAGACAAAGTATCAGATGCTGGTGCTGCCGTTGTAGAGTTTGCAACTACTGTAGTTACAGAAACTAAGAAAGCAGTTGCAGCAGCTACCGCTTTAGTAGATGGTTTTAGAGCTATTAGAGATGCACAACAAGCTCTTATCGTAGAGAATGCAATGTTGAATAAGGAATTAGAAACTCAACAAAAGATTGCAGAAGATACTACTAGAACTTATGATGAAAGAAAAGAAGCCTTAGAAAGAGTAGGTGAAGCACAAGTTAAGTTAGCAGAAAACCTAGCTAAACAAGCTAGGTTAGAACAAGAAAACTTAGAGTTACAGATTGCACAAGAAAGTAACTATGAAAAGAGAGAAGAATTAGAGACTGCATTAGCAGAAGCAGTAGCCTCTAGAATAGAAGCAGAGACTGCCTTAGAAACTAGAAGACTAGATGCTAAGAAGATTACTGCTGAATTAGAATTAGAAGAGGTAGAAAGAAAGAAGTCGATCAATGAAATGATCGCTCAATTAAATACAGAAGCAATAGAAAACGAATGGGAAAGAGCATACGCAGAACTAGCAATACAGGAACAACAGGCGATGGACGAACTCGCCCTGTTAAATGCAACAGAGGCGCAAAAGCAAGCTGTAAGAGATGCATTTGCAAAGAAAAGAGATAAGTTAGCAACAGAAGAATCTAAGTTTAATAAGAAGTTAGATGAGATGGATGCTAAAGCTAAGTTACAATTAGCTTCTAATGCATTCGGCCAAATAGCTAGTATTGTTGGTGAGAATTCTAAAGTAGGTAAAGCTGCTGCAATTGCACAGACTACTATAGATACTTATCAATCTGCTACTGCAGCATACAAATCCTTAGCAGGAATTCCAGTATATGGTCCTGTACTTGGTGGTATTGCAGCCGCAGCAGCTGTAGCCGCAGGTATTGCGAACGTTAAATCTATCGTATCTACACCAGTTCCTGGTGGAGGTGGAGGTGGAGGAGGCGGTGGAGCTCTACCATCTGTGCCAACAGCGCCAGCATTCGATCCTACTGTAGCCTTAGAAGCAGGAGCCGCTGCTGATGGTGAAACTACTAATGAAGTTACACTTGGTCAACAGACTGGTTCAAGTGGTGCAGGAGTAGTAAGAGCCTATGTTGTTTCAGACGAAATGACAACACAACAAGAAGCAGATGCTAAGATTAATGATTTAGCACGTCTCTAAAAAAGATACATACAATATGAGTAATAAGATTGGTAAAATAGTAGAACTCCTAATTGACTGGGATAACATGGAATTCGATGACTTAGGTGTCGATATAATGTCACTAGTAGACAAGCCCGCAATAGGAATTAAGTGGCAAGCTTTTGCTGCACAACAATTCGTAGATCCTAGATCAGGAGAAAGTGAAGCAGACTATGTAGGCAGATGTATTCCCACGTTAATAGAGGAAGGCTTTGATGAAGATCAAGCCGCTGCTATATGTTACAATAGCTATGAAGGAGAAAGCTTCTTAGAAGACAACCCTTGTCAAAGTGGTTATGTTGCTTATGGAACTAAATCAAAAGGTGGTAGACAAGTACCTAACTGTATTCCTATAGAAAATCAAGAGTTAGCAGAGATTAGAGAGAACAAAGAATGTCCAGACGGATTTGAACATCAAATGCCAGATGGAAGTTATATGTGTGGTAAAGAACATGCATCAGTTGACCCTATTATAGAGATGGCTTCACACGTTGATTTCGGTGAATCCTTAGACTATGCAAACACAATAGAGATTAATCAATCACAAGCAAATTTTAGTGATCTCCAGGACACTCTAAAAGCGATCATTGGTTTAGACATATTAGGTAAGAAAGATCCTAAAGATGAAGGTGAAACCAAGTATAGATACTCTGGTCCTGCACCACAAAGAGATTTTTGTAAAGCTATGATGAGAGTTAACAAAGTTTACACTCTACAAGAAGTAAGAAGAATGGCTGGACTTAATCCTGGCTTTGGCCCAAGAGGTGCAAGTACCTATGATATTTTCAAATACAAAGGAGGTCCTAATTGCCAACATTACTGGGAACAAGTAAGAGTATTTAGAGAAGGTAGAAAAACAGTAGTAGTAACTGAAGGTAAGGCTACTGGCTTAGCCGGAGAAGCACCCGAACAAATGCCTAATAATGGTTATCTAATGTCAAGTTGGAAGTTCTCTGATGATGAACAAATGATTATTACAGGTCCAGCAATGACACCTAATACTTTAATACCTAGAAAAGGTGAGAATGGTGAAACATTCCATGTATACTTTACAGAAGATACAATTAAAAAGATAAGTAAGAAATTCTTTGAATATAACAAACTACATAACACTGATGTCAATCACGATAATAGTGTAACAACCGATAATACCTTATTAGAATCTTGGATCGTTGAAGATCCTGAAATGGATAAGTCTAAAACTTATGGTTTTGATGTACCCCAAGGAAGCTGGATGGTATCATATAAGATTAATGATGAGGAAACTTGGCAAAAAATTAAAGATGGTGAATTAAATGGGTTCTCAATTGCCGGAAACTTCATTGAAAAAGCTAGTAAAAAATAATATGACTAACGAGGTGAAAGATACTGCAGCAACAGTAACGACAATAGCAGGCGGCGGAATGGCCGTAATGGGTATTAACGAAATATTAACACTAGCCTTATTGGTTACAGGTATAATTCTTAACATTATACGTATTAGAGACATCAGAAAAGGTAAAAAAGAAGACAAAAAGTAGTACTACGCATTGCGCAAGTGCGCTAAAACGCTCGTTTTCTTCCTTCCCTCCTTCCTAATGACCCTTCCTTCCTGGTTTGGTCATTTAATCATTTAAATATATTTAATAGTATCAGGTAATTAAGCCTGACTAATAATACCCTATAATAATATGAACGTAAATCAAGTTATTACAAAGCTTAAAGTTATGTTGGGTGCTGAAGAAGTTGTCGAAGTAAAGATGGCTGAAGCTGAATTGGTGGACGGCACTCAGGTCTATACTGAAGGTGAATTACAAGCTGGAGCAATCCTTTTTGTAAGAGCTGGAGAAGGTGCATCTGAAGATCCTTTTGCTCCTGAAGGCAAGCACGAAACAACAGACGGTAAAATTATTACAGTTGGTGAATCAGGCGAAATCACAAACGTTGAAGAAGCGTCAGGTGAAGAAGAATCAGTTGAAGAAGCTGAAGAAACTTTCGAAGACGAAGACAAAGACGAAAAGGAATTCGATGCTGAAGGTCTAATCGAAGCAATTGCTGAGATGATCAAGCCACAAGCTGAAATAATTGAAGAGCTAAAGAAAGAATTATCAGTATTAACTGAAAGATTCGAATCAGTAGCTAATGAACCAGCTGCACCAAAAGTAACTACTAACACTTTCAAAGAAGTATTAGAGGACAAAGAGTCTAAGATGGCAGCAAGATTAGATATGCTAAGATCTTTAAGACAAAAGTAATTTAACAAACCCAAAAAACAATTTAATTAATTATGGCATTCGGATTTAACGTAGCAGCTTTACCTGCATACACAGACCAATTATCATTAGAGTTAATCTCTAAGTCAGTTTTAACAACTGATCTATTATCTTACTTAGACCTTAGAACAGGTTTAAGCTCAGGAACTGTTTCAATCAACTTAGTTGATGCTGACCTTCCTGTATCTGCATTATCATGTGGATGGACTTCAGATGGTGAAATCACTTACTCACAAGTAGATGTAATTATCGAGTCTTTACAATCAAAAACTGAAGTATGTCCAGAAGACTTACGTTCAGTATACCAATCAGCCTTCATGAGTGCTGGTACTGGTAACGATGAAATTCCTTTTGAAGAAGTAATCTCAAATCAATACCAAGAAAAACTAACTAAATACAACGAAGGATTCTTAATCAACGGTTCTGCAGGTGGAACAATGACTGGTCTTAAAGGACAAATCACTGGTGCTAACGGTGCAACTGTTCCTGCAGGAGCAGCAGCATGGAGTGTGGCAAATGCAGTTGATCAAGCGTTAGATCTTTACGATGCAATCGACGAGTCTGTAAAAGACAGAGACGATTTAATCATGGTAATGTCTCCAGCTAATTACAGAACTTTAGTTAGAGCTTTAGTTGCTCAAAACTTATACCACTTTGCTTCTGTAGAAGGTAACGAAGTGATGGAGCTTCCTGGTACTAACATTAAGATGGTTAAATCATCTGGTTTAGTAGGTTCTGACAGAGTATTTGCTGGACCATCTAAGATGATCATCGCAGCAACTGGCTTACAAGATGAGTTAGACAACTTCGTATGGTTCTATGACAATGGAGCTGATGTAATGAAGTTTAGAGCAGCTTGGAGATTAGGTGTAGGTGTTGGACAAGTAAACTTGTTCGCCTCTAACGACCTAGCATAATAACAATTTAAAAAAAACACATTTAAGATATGGCATGTAGTGCAATAACAGCAGGAGTGATCAACGGATGTTCGACTAATCAAGGTGGCTTAGAAGCTATCTTCATTGCGAATGGCCCTGTTCAATCTTTCGCAGAAACAAATGGAACTATCACAGCAATAACTGTTGGTGGATCCGCATTAACGCCGTCTGATTTTTTTAAATTCGAATGTCCGCGTCAAACTTCTTCTATTTCAGAAACTGTTACAGGAGATGTTTCACAAGGAACAGTAACTTATGCTCAGACAGCGATTATGGTATTGAACCAAATGCAAGCGAGTACCCGTGATCAATTACAATTAATATTTGAAGCAACTAACTTAGTAGTAGTAGCTAAAGATAATAATAATCGATTTTTCTCAATAGGTATTTCTCCTGGAGCTTATGGATCAACATCAACAAACACGTCAGGTGTAGCATATCAAGATAGAAATGGATACGAAATTACTATCGAAGGTATCGAGCCTCAACCAATGTTTGAAGTAACGTCTTCAATTGTTGAAGCGTAATAGTTTAAAGACTATAATATAGAAAAGGCTAGCAGAAATGCTGGCCTTTTTTAGGTTTGCTTGTAAGTGTATTTGTTTTTAAGTATAGTTCTAATTGTTCTAGCGTGTACACCATACTCTTTTGCTAACATACCTTGTGTATATTTTTTAGGTACGTACTTAGATTGAATTTCTAATACTTGCTCTTTTGTAAATTTAGTTTGAGTATTAGCACTCTTTCTTCTAG